CTACTGGTGCTCCTGCTGCTACTGGTGCTCCTGCTACAACTTCTTCTGCTCCTGCTAGTTCTGAAGGATTAACTCTATCCGTAAGGGCGCCCATAAGAGACCCTTTCTCAGCCCCATGCTCAGCCGCAGTAATCCGTGCTCTTTCTTCAGGAGTGATAGTTAAAGGGTTTACTGGAGGTGCAGGTACTTCGCCTTGAGGGGGTACAGGTATCTCACCTGCTGGAGGGTTTACGGGTGGTGGAGGTGGAGGAGGTGCTTGTTCTGTAGTGCCCACTAGTTGACTAACAGTGTTTGCACCACCACCCATAAGAGCACCCATAAGAGCACCTTTCACACTTTCATCCTCAACACCGTCTAGTAAACCTTTGGGGTTGTCTGTAGCATAGTTCTGAGCCATTTGTTCTATGGCTGATTGAGGCGCTTCTTGGAATACACCTTCGCCTATCATAGATACTAGGGTAGACCTAAAAAACCCCGGAGTATTAGCAACATCCCCAAACTCTTGAAGTGCCATCTTCCTAGCGTTGCCTGAGAGAAGTATGTTGGGGTCAATACCACCTAATGCCGTAGTAAGCTTAGCACCTGCAGCTCCAACTACACCTGTCCCTAATCCTGTTATTAACGCCGCTTGGGTGTTTGCTCCTGTTGCTTCGCCTTCTGGGTTGGTAACTCTTAAGTTTTCTTTCTGGGCACCTGCACCCATACCCATTTCACCTAAACCTACAGCAAAATAAGGAGCAGCTGCTGGTACTTTAGTTAGGACTTTACCTAACCCCATTAACCCTGCTTTAGCTATACCTGCACCACCTACCATTTGACCTGCAGACTCACCTATAGCTGAAACTACTGCTGAGGGGTTATCTTTAGCAGCTTGTAGGACAGCTCTCCATCCATGAGCTGCAGCTAAGTTCTTAATGGCTTCTTGTTGTTGAGGAGAGTACTGTGTACTTAAGTACTCTTGCACTTTGTTGAGGTCAAGCCCTGCATCTTCAACGGCTCCCCCTAAATCTCCCGGTGTAAGAAGGTCAGCTAATCCTATATAAGATTGCCCTAAACCCACACCCATTTTTGCAGCACTTACACCAATATCTTCTAATACCTTAGTACCACGACCTTCTGTTTCTTTTTTGGGTAGGGTGAAGTCCATATCAGGGTTTGCTTCTGAAGCTTGTTTAATAGCTTCTTCGTCAGTTAGATGTTCAGGTACTTGTAATGTTTTCCCACTAGCTAGAGGTATGTCCCGTAAACCAACAGCATCAAACCCTTGTTCTCTAGCACTAGCTAAAGCTTCCTCTCTTGGCATACCTTTAGGGACATATAATGTTTTGCCGCTTGCTAAAGGAATTTCATACATCTCCCCTTTAGGGCCTTCTTGTTCAGGAGGAGGTGCCCCACCTAGTACATTAGATACGTATAATTGTGTTTCTCTAGGAGTAGCTGATAGCCAGTTGTCCCCTGCTTTTCGTATAGCTTTATTAAGATTGCCTTCACCGTAGTTATAAGCAGCAACAGCCTTAGCCATATCACCATTATAATACTTGACCAGCCCTGCCATCTTCTTACCAGCAGCATCAATAGATGCATACGGATCACGGGCATCAACCCCATACTCTTTAGCAGTAGGAGGCATTAACTGCATCAGACCAGTAGCACCTGCAGGACTTACTGCATTAGGGTTGTACCTACTTTCATTGTAGCCTATAGTAGATAGTAAGCCTTTTGGTAATCCGTATTGACCCTCAGCTTTTAGAAACGCTTCTCCGTATGAGGAGGCGGGACCTTGTTGGGGTTGAGGCATATACTGAGATATGTCCTCTTCAGGAAGTGCTTGTGTAGGAGCAGCAGGTCGTATTCCAAAAAGGTCTGCGGAAACAGCAGGGTTATAAGCAAAAGGGTTTGATTCTGTATTAGCCATGCTGCTTCCAGTTAGTAAATTTAATAGGGGGTATTATACTTTATTTTATATACATTCCATTTTTTATAGGTTGTCCAAAACCGCCCCCACTAGAACCACCCCCTCCTTTGTATTGATTCATAATTGTCATTAACCCTTGTACTCCCTCTTGTATCTCTTCTGGAGACCCTCCACCTTGCAGTCCACGACCATAGATTTCTGCTAATTTATCAGCTGATAAATTACCTGCCTTAAACGCTGCCTCTTCCATCGTAGACATATTCTTCATTGCTTGTATGGCTTGCTCCTGTGAAGCTTTAAATCTAGCTTGTTCCATAGAATTAGCGCCTCTTACCTGCTCAAGGCCGTAATTTCCTCTAATTCCAAGCATTGTCTCTTCTCTTTTAGCCCTAGCTTCTGCTTCTTTCTCAGCCATCTTAGCTTGTTGACCTATATACGCCTCAGCAGCAGCCCTATGACCTGCAAGATCAGATTTCTTTTGAGCCATTTGTAGAGCCATGAGGTCTTTATTAGCCGCTTGTTCTTCTTTAGCACCTTGTTGATAGCCAGATACACCTGACATAAGGCCCGCGCCTAGAGCTTGACTCATATACGGAGTCTGAGCAGATAACATACCGCCTAAGCCTTGAGCTAAAGCAGTTCCCCATTTTTCTTTATTAGCACCTCTAGCTGCCTCTTTAGCCATGCCTACTTCTTCAGACATATCAGCTTCAGGACCTAATAGTTTTTGATACTCTGCTATTGACTCTTCTGCTGTAAGGGCTTTGGCTGGGGTAACAGCTACTTCAGGTTCTTTATATGTTTCCCCTTTAGCTGTAGGAGAAGCGGCATTAGCTTCAGCAGAACTACCCGGTGCAGGAGCAGTATCTTTTTTACTATGGTGCGCTTTAACTTTAGGTTTAGTTTTAGGAGCAGTCTCAAAATCGGATAATGTAGATTTAATTTTAGGACTAGTTCCGCCAGTAGTAGGTGCTCCCATATCAGAAATAGGAGCTTCTAATGTAGGTGCTTCGTACTGACCATAAGGCGAAGATGGGTCTCCTCCTAAATTAATAGACGGTAGTCCTGCACTAGCAACACCCTTCGGAGCTGTCATAGACTTATAGCTATCTAAAAGATCAGTACCTGTGTTCTTAGCTTGTTTTGCAAAGTTATCAAACCACTTCCCTTCATTAGCTATATCATCTTCTTCAGTGGCAGCCGCGTTTTCTATTGCGGTTTCTTCGTCAACTCCACCGCCTTGTACAAAATGCCTAACTTCCCCACCCTGAGCCAGTGCAACTAATCCACCTGTAGCCGCTTGAGCTTGTTGTTGTGGAGCTGGCATGTTTTCAGGGGCTGCACCTATACCTGCATTACGCATGGGGTCTTGTTGAGCAGCTTGCTGCATAGCCATTTGGTTCCCACCTACTGAAGGTAGTCCTTGTGGTGAAGTTTGTTGAAACTCCTGCAACCTTTGTTGGAATATAGTACCTTGTGGTGCTTGGGGTGGTGGAGCCTTCATTTGTTTCTGGTATTGAGCCGCACCTGCAAAAGCTACTGCTTCAGGAGAGTTAGGTTTTTGTGCTACCTGCTGTCCCATTTGCTGCATCTGTTGAGGCGTGAAGGTCTTAAACAAATCAAAAGCTTGATTAACTTGTTGGCTGTAAGCTTGGTTAACTACTGGAGCACTCATTATTTTTTACCTCTGTTAACAACTTTACCGTTTCTAATAAGACCACCACGTGCCCCAAAAGGACTAGCAGGTGCTGCAGTTGCTGTACCTACTGTTGTACCCCCTTGGACAGGCTGAGAGTTAACCCCTGCAACAACACCCGCATTAGCTTGATTAGTGAAGCCAAGGGCATTTTGAGCTGTTTGTTGATCGGCTGTCATACCTTGTTGACTTACTGCTTGTTCTGCTTGAGCTACTTGACCTTGTGCTCCTAAATTGGCTATGCCCGCTTGGTTAGACGCTGTGCCTGTATTTGTTAGACCTGCAGCGTTCTGTCCTATGCCTTGAAGAGCACCGATACCCTGTTGGTTAGCAGTTAGTCCTGCTTGTTGGTTTGTTGTATCTGCAACTAATTGGTTTTGTGTGTATGCATTACTAGCTGTGTTTTGAGCCGCTGTATTAGTCAAGTTAACATTTTGTGCATTAGTAGCGTTATATTGACTAGCTGCATCAGTAGCTACTTTATTTGCTTGCTCAGCTGTTAATTGCCCTCCGTAGTTTACTTTTGCCACCTCAAGAGCGTTCTGTACGTAAGCATTACTAGCTGTGTTTTGAGCCGCTGTATTAGTCAAGTTAACATTTTGTGCATTAGTAGCGTTATATTGACTAGCTGCATCAGTAGCTACTTTATTTGCTTGCTCAGCTGTTAATTGCCCTCCGTAGTTTACTTTTGCCACCTCAAGAGCGTTCTGTACGTAAGCATTACTAGCTGTATTTTGGGCTGCTGTATTAGTTAAGTTAACATTTTGTGCATTAGTAGCGTTATATTGACTAGCTGCATCAGTAGCTACTTTATTTGCTTGCTCAGTCGTTAATTGCCCTCCGTAGTTTACTTTTGCCACCTCAAGAGCGTTCTGTACGTAAGCATTACTAGCTGTATTTTGGGCTGCAGTATTAGTTAAGTTAACATTTTGTGCATTAGTAGCGTTATATTGATTAGCTGCATCAGTAGCTACTTTATTTGCTTGCTCAGTCGTTAATTGCCCTCCGTAGTTTACTTTTGCCACCTCAAGAGCGTTCTGTACGTAAGCATTACTAGCTGTATTCTGGGCTGCAGTATTAGTTAAGTTAACATTTTGTGCATTAGTAGCGTTATATTGATTAGCTGCATCAGTAGCTATTTTATTTGCTTGCTCAGTCGTTAATTCTGCACCTTGATTAGCTTTTGCCACCTCAAGAGCGTTCTGTACGTAAGCATTACTAGCTGTATTCTGGGCTGCAGTATTAGTACTTTGAGTTTGTTGTTCCACTTGTTGATTGGCTAAATCTGCTTGTAAATCATTACCCGCTTGAGTATTTTGAATACCTAATTTAGCTTGTAAGTTTTGTAATGCAGTATTGTAATCCATACCTTGGTTTGTCATCATGGTTTGTATTTCAGCCGCTTGATTTGCCAGAGTAGTTTGTTGTTCTGTAGCTAAGTTAGCTTTACCTACATCTGTTGTTGCAGCTGTTTCGGTATTGAACTGCCCCATACCTGATGCATAAGCTTCTTGCTGCCCTTTAGCTTGAATGTCTCCTAGCCTAGTAGCTTGGTTACGAGCCGCTTCTGCCCGTTGTATAGCTTGACGAGAGCCTCCAAAAGCCCCTGCTTGTACTGACTGGGCATTTAATTTATTAAGCTCTTGCTCATAGTCCCTATTTGATTCTCTTTTTTGTATGTCTACTACGTTTTGCATATAAGGAGACATGTACGCTTCTGAAGTACCTTGATCTAAATAAGACTTAGGACCTGCCATTTGAGCAGCTGTAGCTGTAGGCGCATTTATAGCACCGGGACCTTGCATTTGGTATTGTTCTAACTGGTTGGCATTTACGTCCTTAGCCCCTTGCGTAGTTGCTACGTCTGCTCTCTGTGCACTTATACTAGCTGGCCCTTGCATATTAGTAGCGCCATAGCCTGTAGCATCAGCTTTAGCCACATCAGCTTTACTAGTGCCTATATCGGTAGGGGCGTTCATATCTTTTGATAAGTATGAAGCGGCATTTGCATTAGTTACATCAGCTTTACTAGTGCCTATATCGGTAGGGGCGTTCATATCTTTTGATAAGTATGAAGCGGCATTTGCATTAGTTACATCAGCTTTTTTAGTTGCTACGTCAGTAGGTTTGTATCCTGCCGCTCCTTCTAATCCCGCTGTAGATTTTTTGTATGCCTCTGTAGCAGCATCGTATTGCGCCGGAGTTTTTAACTCTCTAGCCTTTTTTTGTATTTCTAAGAAATCTGCGTTAGTAGATTCATAACCTGTTATGTTACCCGCTTCATCTTTTTTTGCTTTTACATCGGCAACGGGGGATTTTATTGAAGTGCCTATAGTATTTTTTAAATTCTCAGATGCTTTTTTTTCAGCAACGGCCTTAGAAGGGGGTGCACCTGAAGCTGTAGACTCAGCTACATATTTTTTATAATCCGCCGAAGACTCCATAGGCCCTCTAGGTCTTAAAGACTTTACCCCTGTTTTAGGGTCAATAACTCCTTTATAATCCGTATCACCAGCATCATTATAGTTCTGCAAAAAAGACGTATCTGCTGCAGTCGGAGTTCCATTAAAAGATATTATCTGTTTAACCCTATCTGCTTTTTGTTCCGCTGTTTCTTTTTTTGGGGTTTTATTCAGTGCTTTAACTTGAGCAGCACTATAAGTGTTGGCAAATTTAGTGTCTGCGGCAGATGGACTAGTAGAAGCTTTAATACGTGCGTACTTAGCGGCAGGTGTTTCTTTTTTAGCAACAGTTTTACCCTTAGCGTACCCTTGTAAAGACATAATACCCCCCCTAGCTGCAGTCTGAAAATCATTAACTATAGCGTTTGGCCCTGTAGGAGCTGTAGGAAGTCCATAGGGTGAGGTAGGTGCAGCAGGAGTAACAGATTTAGGGGTAGGATAGAGGTCTGTGTACCCACTATACTGAGGTTGGTTTTCCACAGGGGCATAACCCCCTTTAAGCATGTCATTGTAAGCTGCTGTTTGACCAGCACTTGATCGTAGCATACTAGTAATAGGGCCCGGCTTGTCTTTAGTACCTAACATAAGAGCTTGGTACACAGGGTTTTGCCACGGAGACTGATTAACAGTAGAAGTGGTTGTAGTGTTTGAAGGCACTGGTGGTGCACCACCATAGAATCTAGGGCAGATGTATGTAAAGAATAATTTGTGAAGACTACTTGGTTTGAATATCATAGGGATTTACCTGTAATTATATATTTTTGCTTCATGCCATATCGAGACCATAGCTTAACTATAGATTCACGACCCGCACCTTCTAAGTAAGTAGCACCGTTTGACCGGAGTATGTCTTCAAATTGAGCCCATGTAGACCTGTTAGACACTAGTTTACCACCAATAGCCACTACAAATCCAACTCTGTCAGCTGGCCTATTAAAATAAAACACAACTAAAGCTCCATGTATAGTATTTTCTTCGTCAGTAGCAACGATAAGCTGCCAAACCCCTTGTACTACCATGACTTTTAATTCACTTATAGAGTAGTCCCCAGAAGAGTATTCAAGAGCTGCAGCTAAGTAATCCTCAACCTTATCCCATACTTGGTTCACGTACTCTATAGGTACTTGTTGGACTTTAAGCAGCATTGTTTTTAGCCGCCCCTAAGCCTTGAGTATTAACAGATTCTTTGCGTATTTCCATCATAAGTTGCTTTAAGAACTCTGCACCTGCTTTAGAAGAACCGTTACCTAGAGCACTAACTACATCAGCAGGGATAATATAAGCACCATCTTTAAGAGGCACCTGACCTCCATGTGCAAGAGCTGTAAGACCACCAGTAGCTCTACCGATACCGCCTAATGCAGATAGTGGCCCTGAAGAAGACCCAAAACCTAAACCTTTTAAATTTGCCATACCTGCCTGATTTTGATTTGCAAATACGCCTGCCCTTAAGGCGTCTTCTCCCGTAGCTTTACTCGCGGCTTCAGCGGCATTTACCATTTGGTTCCCTGTGTATTGAGTACCTGCAACTCCTGCTAAACCTGTAAGACCCGTACTTAGTTGTCCTCCTGTAACAGGAAGACCCGCATTAGTCACGCTTTGGGCTAAGTCGCCTAAAGCCCCTGAAGGTTGTACAGATGTAACCCCGGTGCCTACAGTTTCTCCCGCTGTACCTACAGGTGCGGTTCCTATAGGGTCAGCAGATACAGCAGTACCATTAGCAGCAGTAGCTACATCTGTTGTAGGAGCAGGACCTATAGCCCCCATAGCGCCACCAGCAACGGCTCCACCAGCGCCTCCCATCATTGCCCCTTTACCTACGTCTTGTCCACCAGCAGCAGAACCTGCAGCACCACCAGCGGCGCCAGCAACCCCTCCAACTAAAGCCCCTGTAGCTACAGGACCGACTGCTGAAACAAGAGGCGTGGCCGCAGCGCCTAATCCCGGAGCTACCCCTCCAGTAACTCCTCCAGCAACTGCTCCCATAAGAGCGCCTTTACCTACATCCTCTCCTGAAGCTGCTGCTTTTATAGACCCTACAGCCGCTCCAGTTACCGTACCTGCTGTTACGCCTCCAATTACAGCAGCTGTTGTGCCTGTCGCTGCTCCAAGAGTTATTCCTGTTCCTAATGCTGTTAACGCCGCTATAAGACTCATTGTGCTGCTCCTATTCTTAACTGGTTGTCCAAATATTCCGTCATAGTATTAAACGACAGTAGCTCAACGACATTATCGTCATCTTGCTCTTCACAATGATGTATAGTAGCAAATTCAACTTCCTCATGTACATATACTACACGGTGTGTTCCAGCAGGTGTTACAAACATATCAGGGGCTGTTATTTCTTGAGACTCACCATCGGCATCTAGCATGGTAATACGCCCTCTTAGAGCTACTGATATGTGGTCTGTTTTATGCACTCTGGTAGTAAATAGGCAACCTGCTGGGACAATAATTCTACGCCCATATAAGTTTTTGGTATGGTAATGAGTCAAAGGCGTCTCTGCAGAACCTAATTCTCCGCTGTCCACTCCAGCTTGTATGCGTACAGCAAGCTTATCAATAGAGTTTATAGTGTCTTGAGTCTGGAGGGAGTTCACGCTTTTTTACCTTTTACCGCTCTAGCTAACATCTTTTCAGCAGCTAAACGACCTGCATCTTGTTTAATTTGGGTCTTCTTACCATGAGCCGCTTGACGCACTATAGGTAGTAACTTGTCTAATAACTTAGCGCCTTCTTCAGGATCACCAAAGCCTAACATACGCACTAGATCAGGCGGTACCACAAACTCTCCATCAGCCAATCTGATTTCTTCCTCCCCATCTATATTAGCAGCGATGTCATCAGACATTCCATCACCGGGGCCGTCTAAAAAACCGCCATCCTTATAGTAGTCTAGTACTTCGTGACGTTGTGGTGTAGATGCAGCATAGGGCTGAGCACTAGGAATTTGAGACTGTGGGTAGGTGTTATTTGGGTTTACGGGCTGTGTATTAACATAACCTCCCGTTGCCAACCCTAACTCATTTTTAATATCGTTTTGCTCACTAGGAATATCCAGCTTTTCTAGCATAGAACCATAGTTGGGGGGTATCGTAAATGATACAGGTGTACCCCCTATAGGCACTTGAACATTCATAGAACCCCCAACCGCCGCCCCTCTAGGATTAATTATATCTTTATAGTAATCAAACTGTGACTGGGTGTTAGGGTTATTAAGGGTAGAAAGGGGCGCTAATGGATAACCTAAGTCTTTAAAATAGTCTTGTTGCTGTTGCTCATTAGCTTGCGCTGCTAACTTCTCATTACGCATTTGAGTAGCCATAGCTTGGTTCTGCTCTACCATACCTTGAGCTCCAGCCCCTAAAAGAGCCCCCATACCTGTGGGTTTTAACCATTCCATTGTGGCATCTTGGTTAGCCCCCATAGCATTAAATTGTCCTTTTGAAGCTTGCCCTAGGGTTAAAGGGTTTTCTGTACCTGTGGCTGTACTTTGTAGGGTTGTTTCAGGCTTAAAACTAGGAGTAAAATCTTTAGCATTAAACTGAGGAGTTTCAAAAGAAGGAGTAGTTAAGTTAATATATTCTTTAGGTATAGCAGGGGCTTCTAACAAGGGTGTAGAAGATGTTATAGGAGATGTTGTTGTGGGGTTTACTGCTACACTTGTGCTCCCAGTAGGAGCCCCAGACAAATTACTACCACCAAACCCTCCCATACCTCCAGAAATAGCACCACCTAACGCACCTGCACCAAACCCTCTACCTTGAGCTGCACTCAATGACCCACCAGCTAAAGCACCAGTACCTGCACCAAGGGCAGTACCTGTAAGAGCCCCCATAGTCCCGCCACCAGCTAAGGCGGAACCTACACCACCTGTATATGCACCAGCAAGTCCTATAAGCGCCGTGGTTAGTACGTCTTTCCATGCAAATGCTTCAGGGAGGCCCGTGTCAGGGTTAACTGATATAGGGCCTAATAGTGATTGAAGTCCAACCAGTTCATCTTTGCCTACGTGTAATAAAGTATCATCGCCTTTACGTCCTAGAGCTGATAAGCCTTTTGCAGTTGTGTTATATGCCATATTTATTCTCTAAGGTATTATGTTTAAGACGGAGCCATTACGCCATATCTGGCCTGTAACTAGTCCAGTGGCACTGGTGGGTAAGTCTAGTACTACAAATTTAGTTATGTTGTTAGACGCTGTGGTATCAATAATAACATCTGGGCTTACAGTACCACTTGATAGGGTTAATGCACTTGCCCGTATGTTCCCCGGATTATCTTGCTGTACTATAAAATAATTTAACAAACGTATCAGGGTGTTCATGTACTGCACATCGTACTCTAATGGTGGTAGAGCAAGTACTGGAGAAGGGACGTTATTGTTATTAGCCATTGTTAAGTCCCATAATTAGTATACATCACGATCTATTTCCATCAGGCTGAATATCCAAACGAGGAACACCCAACTGCCATTTTACACCTGCATCCTCACTACTAACTTTAAAAGCTACTTGCCTTCCTCGCAGTCTTACAAACACTTGGTTAGTATAATCATAAATTTGTGTAGTAGCTTTATACCCAGCAGCATTAGCGGGAGTGTCACTATTAAAAAACCCTTGTCCCGGAAAGTTACGAGTTGATACTGTCATAGTTACAACAGGTGCAATATTGCTAGAACCGATAAAGTCAATGTCAGGTATTACTCTATTAACAGCAGAAAACTTATCCCCTTCACCAATGTCAAAGTCGGCGCTTTCTATGTATGCAGGGACTGCAGTGGGGGGGTTAGTAGTACCGTCATCTAGTCCTGATTCATGTTGCACTAAAATATTATCGTACGCCGCCCAAGGAAACCCTATTATATGAGAGTCAAGCCACGCCATACGAGGCATATCACCGTAGTACCATAGTTTTTCTAGGTAGTTATATATAACGTACCTATCATTGTAGTCAGAAGTAGCCGAAGGGTAAAACCACCAAACTTCATTGTATTTCTCATTGTTTCCTGAGTATACTTGCTCTGCTTGGTCAAAGTTAAAATCGTCAAATACGTACTGGCGTAAAGAGCAAGGCAGAGTATCTACCCTACCAGAATAAACATAAAACTTAGAATTACCCATCCAATAGGTAATGTTACTGGCTGTTGTTACACAGTTAGGTGAGGCTATAGTAGTGTCTGTAGATAAAGTAGTAAAACCAAAAGTATAAGGGGGTCCTAAGTAACGCATAGAAAATAAGGCGCTATCTGTCCATATTAAGGTTTCCTGCCTTGTTTTTTCCGATACTATAATAGCACTCCCATAAGCTAATCGTTGACTTCCCGCCGTATTAGTTATATCAGGTACCCAAACTAAAGGGTCTTCTTGGCTACACCATCTAACAAGTAAAGGGTCTTGTTCAAGAGGGTCTACAGCATTAGGGTCATTAGTTCCTAAAACAATTATATGGCGTTCTTCAGAAACAAATACCCTAGATGCTATTACAGGAGCATCTGCATCGGCACCAAAGGCTAAACTCGCTATATCAACACCGGGAGCGGTTACTTGACCACTGGGAGAAAGATTATCTGCGGTACTCCAATAATAAACTCCCCCGTTACGCACACTGTACACTAAATCCTGCCCAAAAAGGTCAGAGCTCCAAAGGCGTATGCCTTGAGTTTCATAGGAACTTGAGTAAGGGGTTCCCCAACCATGGGTTGTACCCCAAGGACCTATACCCCAACCATTACCAAAAGTAGCAATTTCTTGCCCTATATGAATTTGGTAGTCAGCTACAACGGGTGCACTTCCGCCTCCATTAGTAACTGCTGTTGATTGAATGCCTATGTACACGCATACATAGTCAGTTGCTTGAGAAACCACCTCATACTCAGCATTAAGCTCAGCTGTACTGTAAGGGCCAAATGCAACTGCATCTGAGAAAGTAACGAAGTCTCCTACACCAGCGTCATTAGCAACACTAGCTACCACTAAATAAGCACTGGATACTACTGAACTAATAGTATGAACTGCTGCTGTTGTTCCGTTATAACCACGTATACAGCCTGTTAAATTAACCCCAGAGGCAGAAGCAACGAATATATCTTCAGAGTCTATACGGATAGTATAAGGGAAAACACGGACAAATGAGGTACCACTAGTGACAGTTATAGTAGTAGCAGAGGCTGATATACCTGCCGAAAGCGTGGAATATATAGGGTAAAAAGGGTCAGCCGCAAGGTTACTTGATAAACGGATAGGGGTAATGTCGAAGTACGCACCCCCTATATAAAGGTAGTATTTTAAATTAGTTCCCAAGCCAACGATATAGTTACCGTTAAGAGTTACCCATTCTACTAAGTTACGACATACCCCTTCGTAGGTATTTGCACTAGGTAAAGCCCAACCATTTATCTTTTCAGGGGAACCACTTCTAAAACGCACCCATTGACATGCATAGAAACCGCCTGTGTTGGCAAGGTTAGTAGACTCTCTGGAGACTCCGGGTCTAAACTGAAGGTATTGTAAAGCCATCCATCAACCTCTAAATAATTCTATGCAGTGCTAGTTAAAAAAAGTGCCATCTCAGCTTTACGTCTACGTGTTAGACCCGCTAATGGCTTACCTTTGGCTTTATCCCAGCGAAGAAACTGCGGAGCTATTAGGTCTGGTGCAGTTCCTGCGTTTAACATTTTTACTAAAGTGGAAGATGTAAAGTTTCCTTGACCGATATTGTAACATAGCGATACACAAGCATCAAATTGACTTTGTTGTATAGGTATAGTAAGCACTTTATTAACGGCCTTTTCAAAAGTAGACAGGTCATGGTGTAAGTACATATCTCCTACCGCTTCTGTTATTTTGGGGTCTGACAGTTTAACAGCCCGCCCATCAGGGTATCGAGTAGTTCCC